ACTTGAAGGATTGGTAAAAAAACCCTTAGCAGATAAGAATTTTTTTTTGTTGATCTCAATCGCACCCATTAAGAAATATTTTTCTTTGTCAACAGAGTATTCGTATTTTTTTGAGTCCCATGATGCTTTAAGGTTGCGAAACAAACCGCTAGGCACGTTGTGAATTATTAGCCCTATTGTATCAATCATTTAACAGTATAATAAGAAGTGTTTTCGTCCCACTCTTCTAATTGAATCGTATTCCATTGATAATAAACATTCATAACATATTCTATTTCATTATTCCTAATTACAGAGCTTCAGATAATACTAACAGATACACATATGTACCTTATAGTAGTTATTCACAATTATTAAAAGAGTTATCTGAAAAGTATGAAACTCTTCAAAATATAAAAGCAAGTACTAAAAAAGGAGAATACCTGGAATTTAATAATTTCTTATTTGGAGATAATATAGATTTAGTAAAGGGAAGATTCCAAAATTTAGAGATATTTTACATAGGAGATAATTCTTTTAAAGAAGGTAAAACTTATAAAGATTCTGATGCTCAAGATGTACTTAGAGTACTTCATGGGCTATTTCAGAATAGAGATAAAAATGGGTACTACATAACTGCTCCTAGTATTATAGGTGATAAAAGATCTTTTTATGGAGTTACAGTTCCATTTAGAAATATGTATGAAGAAGGAAAGATTAGTGCTGATGGAATACAAGCTTTAAAGAACTTATTTACTCAAGAGTACAAAAGATTACAAGGAGATTATGGTAAAGTAACTGTACCAATATGGTTATACTTACCAGTAATTAATAATCATCCTGAAATATTTGAAAAAATTAAGACTCAAGCTGATATTAATACTCACTTTGAAAGTGTTGTACTTCCTATTATCCAGGCAGATATTCTTTCTCAAATACAGAAACATGAGGTTAAAGGAATGGAATTTACAGAGGAATACTTGTATCAATTCTTCTTAAATAATCTTATTAATAACTCTGCTGTACAACAATTAACAGAAGGAGATCTATCTCAACTTAAGTACATAGATTTAGGTACTTGGGAAAAGAGCTATAATGCATTATTCTCTGAAAGATTTAAAAGAGAAAGTTCTCTTAATGCTAGTGGTAAAGATATGGGAGAGGGTAATGATAAAATCATTTATACTGAAGATACTAAAGCTTGGGTAAATATTGAAACAGGAGAAGTACAATGGACTAAACCCGAAGGTGAAGAAGCTAAAAAGTTTCATGAAAAACCTATTAATCCTGATGATGCTCAAGTATTTCAAAGTGCCAGAGGTAAATTTAAAGATTTAAAATCTTTAGGTACTTTAACTGAAATACAAAAACTTGCATTAAAGAAACTTAATGGAGAAGAATTAGATGCTGAAGGAAATCCAGTACCTTTAACTAGAGAAGAAATACAATCATTAGATTTAGTATCTCAAAAGCACGTAACTGCTGGATTTGATACTTTAGGTAATAGAGTGTACTATAAAATGAGTATTTATACTTTAACTCCCTGGGATGTTGGATATTGGAATGGAAAAGAATGGGTAGCTAAAAAAGGTCAAGAACAAGGATTTAGTAGATGGAAATTACTTCAAGATAATAATGCAGATTTACTTGTACCTAAAAGTGCAGCTAAGATATTCTTTGGAAAGAGTACTCCAATAACAGGAGAAAATCCTACAATATATGAAGTACCTAGAAAGTACAGAAGAGAACAAGTACTAAAAGAAAGTAAAGATAAAAATAGAGTACCTTGGTTAACTCAAATTCAACAATTGATAGATTTTGGACTTCTTGATAATGAAGTAAATAATTTATTAAGAGAAGAAATTCAAGATATTCAGGTACAATTAAGAAACAATACTTTTGATTTTTTAAGTTCACAATTAGTTGATGCTCAAGGTAATCTAAAAGAAGATATTTCTTATTTTTTACAAAAACTAAGAGATACTGTAGAAGAAAGTACTCCTGATATACAAATGATTGAGCTATTAAAAGATACTTATGGAAGTATTGATTATACTCTTAATTTTGCACACACAAGGAAGAAGATAGAACAAATATACTTATCTCACTTTAAGGATGCATTCCAGCATAAGTTAGGTGGAGCTAAATTAACTATGGTTTCTCCAATAGTGTACAGAGCTATTAGAGATGAGAATGGAGAAGTAATACCTAGTTCACAAAGAAATTCTGATAAGTACAATGATTATCCAGTATCAGATTTAAGAGTAACTTGGGAGAATGGAAATCCAGTAGGTGAAATTGTAATCTCTGGATTTACTGCTAAGAAATTAGGATTAAAAATAGGAGATACTGTAGTTTCACTTAGAGTACCTACTCAAGGTTATAACTTCATGGGAAGAAGTAAAATTGTAGATATTTTACCTGATTATCAAGGAGATATAGTAATAGCTGCTCCACAATTAACTTTGTATGCAGGACAAGACTTTGATGATGATAGTTTATTTATATTTAGTAAAGAAAGACATGGTAAACAATACTATGGAGATGCTGTAGAGGTAGAAGATAAATGGGAAGAGTACAGAGATTGGTATTTAAATAATAATTTAGATGTAAAGAAAGAGTTAAGTAAAACTTTAACTGAACTAGGGTATGATAAAATTCTTAAAGAAGTACAAGAATTAAAATTACAAAAGAAAGATGTTGAAGAATATTTAGATACTTCATTTCTTGAAAAATTAATGCAAGCTGATCATAGTTATGAATGGTTATTTAAAATGACTAAAAGACAGCTAAAGGAAGCTTTACAGGAAAGATATGAAGATATTAATGATCTTAAAGATTATGCAGCAAGACAAGTTCTTGAGAAATTTAATCTTCCTGGAACATTAGAAGACTTTATATTAAAGGGCTCTCCTGAATCTCAAGGTGCTTTGAATAACAGGCTTATTACTAAGTTAGAAGAAGTAATGCAAAAGCCTGAACTTGAGAAGTATTTTAAACAAGCTAGTACAACTGATGATACTAAAGAAAGTAAAGAGAAAATAGAAAAAATATTAGGTACAGATAAAATTACTTACAATATTTTTACACCAGATGGTCTTATTAAAGCTTGGGATGATAATACTGCAAGTACTACATTAAGAGGAAGTGCTGTACTAGCTCAAAGTACTGGAGCTAACTTAACTAAGAATAGAGTTGATTTAAACCCAGAGTTTTATATACAATTCAATGGAGAAACTTATAAAACATTTAATACTCCTGATGATGTAACTTATCTTAAAAATAACTATAGTTCTGAAAAAGTAAGTACTACTATTGATAATAGTAAAGATCCAATGGCTAGTACATTTCATTGGCTTGTAGGAAGTGTAAGCATTTTTAGTTACTTAAATCAATTAGGTATTAATATTAAAGATGGTGATGCTCCTTTAAGTGTACAACCTGTTATTGTTAAAGCTGGAAGCTTAAAACCTAGAGAATTAGCTCCATTGCTTAATGATTACATAAGTAAACTTAAGAATAAAGAAGTACCTAATAATTTAACTTCAAAAGAATTATGGGATGCTTTAGAAATGGATCAAAACTCTCAAGAGTTCTTACAGATTCAAGTAAAAGCTTTAAGAATGTACATAAAAGCACAACAAATAAGTAGTTTTGCTTTTAATGTGTCTAGACTTAATACTTTAACTAGAATTATAGGATCTTCATTTGATACTGCTAGAAGTTTCTTAAATTCATATGATGAACTAACTATTCCTAAATTAGATAAAAATGGTAATCCAATACCTAATCCATTTGATACAGTTAAGTTACTTCAAAATGAAAAGAACATTGTTAATAATGTAAGAAATCTACGAAAAGTACTTGATATTGCTAGAAATTTATTTTTGCAAGAAACTGAAATGTTTAGGAATATTCAGAATGAAACTTTATCATTACTTAAAGGTAGTACTTTTAAAAATACTCCTAAAGTAAGAGCTAATTTAAGTACTTATTTACAGATGAAAGTGTACAAAGCACTAAACCCTAATGTAAAATTTGCAGGATTAGTTACTGAATTAAAAGATACTACTTCAGAAGATTTAATTACAACTAAGTTTAAGAATTTACTTAAATATCCTGAATTTAAACAGAATAAATTTATTAAGTACTTAAAGCCATTAAGTCCTGGAGAAAAAGGAAATACTACTCCTTTACATATATTAAAATTTGACAGTACTACAACTCCTACTAAAGAATTAAGTGAGGTATTTATTGATAGTATTAATCAAATGTATCATTCAGCAAATCCTGAAATAGCTCAATTTGCTACAGATTTATTGAATTATCAAGCAGCTATGAATAACATGGAATTTGGAAATAATTCTTTTATGAGATTTATTCCAGTTCAAATGTTAAGAAACTTAGCTCAAAATTTACAGAAACTAAATACTGAATTAGCTAAAAGTAATCCTAGTGAAAGTGTTATTAAAGAATTAACTGGAAAAACTTCAGCAGAATTACAGAATGAATTTATTAGAAACTACATAAGTAATTCTAATAATTACAGATCACAAGTTAATACTAACTCCTTACCTAAAGAGTACAAACCTGTACATGAGTACAGATTTAGTACTACTTTGTATGGAAATGAGTACTTAAAACCTTGGCTTAATACTCCAGAAGGAAACAAAGCTCTAAGTGATTATTTAAGTACTAAGTACAAAGATATTCAAGGAGATCCAGAACCTAAGACAAATGAGGAAGAAATACCTGAAGATAGGTTTGAAATTTCACCTGAAGATCAGGAAACTATAGTTCTTTCTCCAGAAATAATTCAAGGAATTGAAGGATCAGAAGTTGTACTTAATATCATAACTACTTCAAATAGTTTAGTTAATATTAGTACTCAAGATTATACAAAGTCCACACCTGATGATAAATCAAAGGGATTCTTTTTTACTGAAAATCTTCAAGCATATCTAGCTAATAGAAATAGAGAAGATGAATTATCTGGAGAACTTCCATTTAATGTACAACCTAAATTAGATGTAACAGCTAATAATAATCAAGCTGGAATAAGATATAATTCTAAAGGACAAAAAAATGAAAATGCTTTTGCAATTATAAGTAAGAAATTTCAACAAAATACAACTGGAGGATCTTTTGTTAAAGAAGAAGGTCAATTTAAAGATACTGATAAAGATTTTGAATTGTTTAAAAAATATAATACTGAAGCTATTCAAGAAGCTAAAAATTCTAATCTTCCTTTAGTAATTTCTGAAAAGGGAGTAGCAACAGGAAAATCTGCATTACCTTTAAGATTTGTTGAGTGGCTTAATAATTATCTTAAAGAAGAATTAGGTGTTTATGGAGATATTAAAGAAAATACTCAACAAGGATACAAAGGATATGGAATATTTAATTTAAAGAATTCTGAAGTTTTGGAATCTCAAGAAAAAGTAGTATCTTTACCAAAGATGCAAACAGGTATAGATTTTCAAGAACATTCTAAATCAGATTATCCTTCAAGAACTAGAGAAAATGCTAGTGCAGATGCTACTATAGCTATTGCTATGGATTTTGAAACTCCTGGAGAAAAATTGACTAAAAGATCTGTCAAAGAACAGAATAAATTATATATTCCAGTAAATATTAATGTAAGTTTAATAGATGATCCTCAAGAAATAGATGAAATAGTTACAAGCTTAAATCATTATAAAGTTAGATCTTTAAATATAGCAGGAAATGGTATTTATACTACAAAAGGTAAATACACACAAGAACAATTGGATGACTATGTATATAATTTAATTAAGATCTTACATGCACAACATCCTTTTGAAAGTATAAGAACTGGTGGACAAACTGGTATTGATGAAGCTGGAGCTAAAGCTGGATTAAGATTGGGTATTCCTACAACAGTACTTGCTCCTAAAGGATGGATATTTAGAGATATTAATAGTAAAGATATTAGCAATGAAGAGCAATTTAAAGAAAGATTTAAAATTGATAATGAAGAAAATGATAATATTCCAGATTGTGTTGTTATATAAAAAATAAATAATGAGTTGTACTTTTAATTACATAGAAAAACAAAATATTTCTGAAACTGAAAAAACCAGATTGAATGAAATTCATGTACAGGTCTTTCAAGATGCTGTAGATAGTAAAGCTTTTAGAAAATTCAATAACAAATTATACACCTTGAAAAACAATATTCAAGCAGGGTATAACTTTGTATCAAGTATTAATAAAAAATTAGGAGCTAAAGTAGCTAGTATTCAAACTTCTCAACCTGGACAACATTTTTTAAGTGTAAATGTACTACCAATATCTAAAGAAGTGCAAGGAGTATTATTTGCTAATGAAGAATCTCCTGAAGTAAATTATCAATTAAAAGTTGTTGCTTTAATTACTAAAAATATAGATAAAATAAAGCAATGGGAAAAACAAGTACAAAATCCACCTGTATTTTGGGAAAAGTTACAAAAAGATTTAGGAATTCCTAAAGAACAAGTTAATTTATTAAAAGAAACTGAAGGATCTAATATTGAGGAAAAGTTAGTTAATTTTATAGCTAATTATAGTTATACTATTGAAATTAATACTAGTACTCAAACTTCTCCTGATTTAAGGAATTCAGAATTTGCTAGAAATTTAAATTTATTAAATGATGAAGAATTGGAAGAACGAATTTATAATACTCAACATTATTCTAATTTAACAGTTCCAGGAGGTACTAATTACACTGAAAATGAAATAGCTATACCAGCTATTACTCCAAGTATTAAAGGTCATGCAGCTTTTAGTACTGATAATGGTATTGGATGGTTTAGAAGTGATGATAAAGAAAACAAAATAGTTGGTTGGAAAGAAGAAGATGATTTTTTAAACAGTGAAACTGCTCAATATAATCCTATAACAAAAAATGATAAAATAATATTTGGACATCCTACTATTGGTAAAAGTTATTTAAAACAAAAAGGAAATAATGATTTTATTAGTTTAGATGATGATTATGCAAATGAAGTAATTGCTTTTATAGATACTAATAGAAGTTCTGAAACAAGACAAGAATATAAAGGTAGAAAACCTAAAGAGTATAATGAATTTATGCTTAATCTATTTGATAGATTAAAATTACAAGCTAAAAAAGAAGGTAAAAGGTTATTTGTTTCAAACACTAATATTCTTAAAGAAAGAATGTCTGACTTTGATAAAGTAATTACTATACCTAAAGATGAGTTTAAGAAAAGATTTGATGCAAGAGGAGCTACTTATGGTTTTGAAGATTGGAAATCTGATATAGATGATACTGTAGCTAAAGTTGATAAATCTAAAGTTATTAGTACAAGAGGATATTTATCTGACTTACTAGAAGGAAATCCTAAAACCCGTAGAATACTAGAAGTACAGAGCGACATTTTCCAAAAGTCAAGAGATATTAAGAGTGCAGAAGATATATATTCTGAAATGAAGAAATCAGGAGAATTAATTGTAGATTGTGGATAAATATATTGAAATTTATTTGGTAAATCAGAATGTATTTTGTATCTTTGTATTATGAAAGCACCAGATTATAAAGGAAGTTGTATATATGTAATTAAGAATAATATAAATGAAAAATGTTATATTGGTTCAGCATATCATTTTAATAATAGAAAATATGCACATGATTGGAAGTTAAGAAAAGGTATTCATGTAAATACTATTTTACAAAATTTTGTAAACAAATATGGAATAGGCAGTTTGTATATAGAAATATTAGAAAAAGTAGAAGATGCTATTGAACTTATAAAAAGAGAACAATGGTATATAGATAATCATAATTCTGAATTTAATATTCTTAAAATTGCAGGAACTGACTATCATATTGAAAGAAAGAGAAAAGATGAAACTAAAAAGTTAATTTCAGATAGTAGAAAAGATTTTAAATATACAGATGAGAGTAAAAAGAAAATGTCTGAAACAAGGATTAGAAAAATAGCAGAAGGGCAACTTAATAGTAAACTAACTGCTGAACAAGTAAGAGAAATTAAAACTCTTCTAAAAGAAGGTAAAAAAGGTAGAGATTTAGCTTTACAATTTAACGTAAAACCATCACAAATTTCTAATATTAAAAAAGAAAGATGTTGGACTAATATAACAATAGATTAATTATGGCATGTAAACATATATATAAAGGAATAACTTATAACTCAAAAGAAGAGTTTATTGAGAAAGTTATAAATCCTCAAGTACAAACTTTAAATAAAGGAGTTTATATTTTAAGAGATAGTTTTACTAATGAACTATATGGTAGAGCAACTTCTAAAAAAGAAGCAGAAGATATGAAAAAAAGTTTATCTAAAGATTGGGATAAACCTTTTTATATAGATACAAATACTGCTGAATCTGAAAACAAATTCCTACAACTCCTAAATAAAGATAACAACTGGGTTACATTCTTTGTTAAATCTATTATACAATCAACTGCAAAACAAACAGTTACAGAAGTACAAGAATCTGATGTAGAAGCTAAAATAAGAGAGTTAGAAAAAGAAGGTTTACTTGAAATAGATTGCAAAGGTAAATTAAAAGCTGAAAAAGGATTAGCTACAGCCTTTACTAAAGGAGGTAAATGGAAAGTAATTAAAGATTTAAAAGGCTATCCTACACACAAAGAAGGCGGAATAGATTTAACTATTGGTAAAGATGGGGTTAGTATTAAAAATGGTAATACTCAATTTACAGCAAAGTATGGTTTAGTAATTCCTAAAAATTAATATTATGTATAAAAATATAAACGTAGAAGCGGAACATAATGAATTAATACTTGAAAACTCTAATGGAGATAAAGTAATAATTCCTGCAAATAAAAGAAATTGGGTTAAACAAAAACTATCAGAAGGTTGTCATAATTGTATTGATAGTTTAGTAGAAACATTGCCTGTTGCAAGTCAGTATGCTCAAGACGGTAGTGTTTATCCTCCTAATAAAAAGGTAAAAGTTAATCAAGATGGTCAGATTAAAGAATATGATATAAGTTCTCCTGAATATAAAGATTTATATAATAGTGGTAAGTTAATGAGTTATGATAAAAATTCTAATACTTATATTAGTACACCTTTAAAAGAAGTAGTTATAACAGCAGAAGCTCCACAATGGTTAAAAGATAAAAGACAATTTGAAAAAGAATATAGTAAGGATAGATTTATAGATGAAGCTATGCCTAAATTTAGTAGAAGCATGGGTATTTCATCTACAAATATGAATCCTAATAATGTTGCAGAATATGATAAAAGAATTAATGATAAAGTAGTAGAAAATATATTTAAAAGAAAACCTACCTTTGATACAGATTATTCTAATGATAGATTAAAAACATTACAAGGATTTACTCAAAAAGAATTAGAGCTTATTAAAAACAGTAGTTATTCAAGTAAAATAGAACCTTCTATTTGGAGTAAATTTGAACAAGGATTGTTAAGTGTAGGAAATGCAGGAAGTCCAGTTGCTTTTAAAAATCCATCATTATCACAAGAGGAAGCTAAGAAAGAAGATAATCCTTTAAACATACTACAACCATTAAGTATACCTTCTAAAATGGTGCAATCTGCTTATAAAGATAATTATTCGTTTAAAGATGCTTTAAAAGGTAAACAAAATAATGCTAATATAGGTGAAGATATTATTACAGACCCTTTAAATTTAGTAGGTGCGGGATTAGTTGGAAAACTGTCTAAAGCCGATAAAGTAATAGATGCTACTAAGATATTAACTAAAAGGATACCTAAGACTTTACAGGAAGATGTAGTAGATTTGTATAGAATACAAGAAAAAGGTGCTAAAACTTTTTCCCAGTTAGCCGCAGAAGGAAAAATACCTAAAGTTTTCAATAATGAAAAAATAATAGCTAAAAAAGCAGAAGAAGAGAAATATTTTGGACAGTGGTTTACTAAAGATAAAGCAGACCTTGACTGGTATGCAAGAGATAGAGAATTTACTAATCCTGAAATTATACATTTAAAAGTACCAAAATCTAAATTATCTCAATATCAAAACTACGATAAAACTTTAAGTAGAGCACCTGAAAGAGAGTTTGTTATTCCTCATGCAGAACAAAAGTTATACAATGTAGATGCTGCTAAAGCTGGAAGTAAAGTTTTAAATAAAACTGATGATGTAGTTAAAAATTTACCTAAATTAGAACAAATACCTTTAGATTTTAAAATTGAAGATGTTTTAAAAAATATATCCTCTACTGAAAGAAAAAATATGGAGATTGTTAAAAAGGGTAATGCTTATTTTAAAGAGCTGGATAATCCTGAATCATTAAAAAGATTAAAAGAGTTTGGGGATGAATATAGTATTGATTTATTGGATGCTTATAAAAAAGCTGAAAAAAGATGGGATTACGGAAATAATATAGGAAAAAATGATAGATTTCAAGTAGCTGGAAAAGAAGTTTTTAAAGACGATATAGAATCAGCTTTAGGTTTATCTACTGTAACAGACGATTACTTTAAAATGAAGATGTTAAAACCAAAAACAAAAACTCTTATTCCAGAAAATAAGGCAGAAATTGATAAATACTCTATAAATTATGTTAATAAAAAAGCTAGTATAGAAGATTATGATACAATAGTATGGCATGAACTTTCACATGATATTAATAAAAATATTATAGGTCAAAGTACTAAATTACAAAATGACTTATCAAATATTTTTGTAAAAAGTATAGATGAAGTTGATAAAACTAAAATAGAAGCAGCTTATAAATCTCAAAAATTTGATACTTATGAGAAAGGATTAGTTAAATCTAAAAAAGAAAATATGTCAGTTGAAGATATTGCTAAAGACGAATTAACTTATGTTTCAAAGCCTACAGAAACTTGGGCATTTCTATCTACGAATTTAAGACAAGATTTAAAAAATACAGGTATCATAAAAAATTATAATGAATTATTAACACCTGAAAAACTTGAACAAGCTATTAAAAACGGTAATACAGTATTTAGTAGATTTGAACCTTATATAAAAGATAAAGATGCTTTTATTAAATTATTTAATAAAATGACTTTAAGTATAGCTCCTGCTGTATTATATCTCCAATCACAACAAAATAAATCTGAACAATAATGGCAAACTGTATATATAAATATAAAGGTAAAGATTATACTAAAGATGAATTTTATTCTTTAGTTAGAACAACTATGGTTCAACCAAAAACTGTTCAAAAATACACCAAAATTCTATTTCCTACTGGTAATACAGCAAGTAAAGTTGAAGGTCATCAAACTTTAGAAGAGTTTAAAAAACAGAAAGAAGATAGAATTAAAGAACTTGAAGATAAAAAACAAAAAGAACAAGATGAATTTGGTTTAGATGGTTGGAGGTATAAATCTAATGATGGCTTTTATAAAGAGCATAATAGATATGGTAGAGAAAACTTAACCAAAGAAGTATTTGAAAAAAGTTTAAAACAAAAACAAGAAAAAATAAATAATGAAATAAACCAACTTAAACAAGAAATTGAAAGAGTAGAAACTGAAGGATTTGGTGCTCTAAGACCTATCTATAATTTCTATGAAAAGAATGTAACCAACATCCTTAAAAAGCAAGGATTTAATCCTACTTTAATTACTGATGAATATGGAAATACTTGGAATGAAGTTACCTTAGATCCAGTAAGAGATAATAAAACTATATTATTTAATAAAGAAGAAACTAAAAATAATGCAATACCAGATACAGAGTTAAGGAATAAATATTTCTCTCAAGGAAGTACTAATGATGCTGTTGATGTGTTAAAAAAAATAGCCCAGTCAGACCATGTATTAAACAAATTAGCTAATCATCTTATTAAATATAGTGAAGAGAATAATGTACAGATAGAATTAGTTGAGATTGATCAATTTGTACCAGGAGAGGAACTTAAATTTAATAGTACTAATAAACCAGGAATAGCTTATTATAGTCCAAAAGAAAATAAAATTTATCTAGCTGAATTTGCTAATTATAAACACACTGGATCTGAAAGTACAATATTACATGAAATCTTACACTCAATATCTTATGATCAATTAAAAGGCAATGAAACTGCTCAAGATTTTTATAAATTATTAGAGTATGCTAGAGCTAATTTAGATAAGACTTATGCTATGGCTGATGAGTATGAATTTTTAGTAGCTTTGTTTACTAATGCAGAGTTTATTAAAAATTTACAAAATATACCTCCTTTATCTGGAGTTAAAGAATACAATAATTTATTTGAAGAAATATTTGATTATTTACTTAAAGTACTAGGAATTACTAAAGCTAGTAATTTATATGAACAAGCTTTTGCTGTAGCTACTAATATTTTAGAAAATGAAAGATTACAAAATGAAAGTTTAAATCTAGTTCCTGAATCCCAAGAATATCAGGAAGAAGAAGATTTTGAATTATCTGAAAATGAAGAGCCTTTTTTATTAGCTAATGAAGAAGAAGGAGACACTGGATGGCAGGAACATATAAGGTTAGTAGAAGAAACTGAAGAGATACATAATTCAGATGAAATACTTGATAGTACTCCAGAACTTGATGCTTTAATTAATACTCAAGTAGATAGATTAAGGAATATTCAAAAAGAATTAGCTCAAAACAAAAAAGGAGATCCTATTAAGAGGCAAACTCTTAGTAAGAGAATGCTTATAGTAGAGAATAGTATTAAAAGATTAATTGAGAATAAAGGATACTATTCATTACTCTATACTCAAAATAGAACTATTTTAAATGGTATTGAAGTACTAGATAATGAAAGTCAAGAAGATTTTAAGTACATTCAAAATATTATTGAAGACTCTAAAACTTTAATTACTGAAATATACAAAGTACATTCTGAATTAAATACAGAACAAAAAGCTTTATTAAGTGATTTACAAGTTAATTTAGGAGCTTTACAGAATAAATACAATACAGTAAATATTAAAGTTAGTAATAAAGAAGCTGAAGGTGTAGGTATTACTTATCAACCTACAGGTACAGCTAAAAGAGATATAGGATCACTTGGTAAATGGTTTTTAAGTGCAGCAGAAGCTAAAGATATACCTGAATTACAAATAATTTCAAAGTGGCTTAATTATGCTAAAAATAAAATTAATGAGCAAATAAGTACTCTCAAAGATACTATATTCAGAGTTAAACAGAATAATCCAGATTGGAGAGAAAAAGTAAAAACCTTTTTTGATAGTAAAGGTAAATTTATAATACAAAGTACTTCAGATTACTATGAAGAAGAAAAAAGAATTAATCAAGAGAAAGATAGAGTAATAAGAGATCCAAATAGTACTAGTACTCAAATGGCTTTAGCATTTCAAAGTGTAAGAGATTGGTATATTAAACATGCAGTGTACTCAAGATCTGATGTAGGAGATGCTAAGTATGAAAAAGACTTACAAGACTTTTTAAGTATTAATGAGGATTTAAGAATAAAAAATCCAGCACAATTTGAAGCTGAATTATACTTATTTGAGCAAGAAAATTCTCCTCAAGCTTATTTAGATTATATAGCTGAAGTTAAACTTGATCCAAATCATTATGTACCTGGAGTAAGAAAAAGAATAGGATACAGAAATTTACTTGTAGTGCCTAATAGTACTTTTGATAATCCAGAGTATGAAAAAATTAAAGATGATGAATTGTACTTGTTAATTAGAAATACTATAATTCAAGCACAAAGTTTAGTACCTAGGAAAATGACCTTTGATGTAGGTAATTTTGATAAAGTACTTAATGAATTTACACTAGATATGAGTGAGCAAGATCCTTTTACTATTAAAGGATTATTAGGTGGATTAGGTAAGAATTTTACAGAGTGGTTTACTCAAGCTAAAGAAGGAAGTAATTTAACATTTAATGCAGTAGATAGTCAAGGTAATGATATATCATTTGTACTAGCCCCTGATGTTAAAAAGTTTATGGAAAGTAAGCCTGAAGATATATTTGAAGTATTAACTAAGTTTTATGAAATGGCTGTAGTATATGATCAAAATAGTAAGATTTTACCTACTTTACAACTATATAGTGATAAATTAGCTGAAAGACCTAAGATTAAAACTAATAAGTTTGGGACTCCCTTACATAAACCTAAATTACTTAACGGTAAAATTCAAAGAGATAGTAATGGTAAAATAATAAAAGAAGAAAAACCAGAAGAGATTAAATCTGGATTACAAAATGCAAGAGATTTAGCTTTATTTACTATTAAATCTCAAATATTTGGAGAAACTAAAGCTGATGAAGATACCACATTTGCTTTTTGGATGGATAAATTAATTAATTATACCAGGTTATTAGGTATAGGAGGTAAAGTATTTTCAGCTATTAATAACTTTATCATAGGTAAATTAAATAACTATGCATGGGCAGCTAAAGGTACAGACTTTGATGATAAATCTTTATTAAGAGCACAAAATGTTATTTATGGTAATATTTTAAAAGCCTTTAATATAGATAAAAGTATAGGTAAAGATGCTAAAAAATTAGCCCTTCTCTTAGATAAATATAATATTTTAGGAAGTGGTATTAATAAGTTTGAAGGAGATTTACAGAACAAATTTACAGATATTATGTACTTCTTAATGACTTCTGGTGAGTACATGATTCATTCTGAAGGATTTATAGCTAAAATGATGCATACTCCATTAACTAGATTAGATGGAAAAGAAGGAACTTTATGGGATTATATTCAAATAAATGATAAAGATGAAGTTACTTACAATACTAAAGAGTATGGAGAACAGAATTTTGAAGAAATTTCACCTAACAGTAAATTAAATAATTGGTTGTATCAGTACAATGAGTACAGAAAAAGTACTCAAGGTGATTACAGCAATCCTTTGTATGTAAATCAGTATGCTTGGGGAAGAGCTTTAATGATCTTTAGAAGATGGTTGCCACAAGCTGCTTATCAGAGGTTTGGAAGAGAAAGTGAAGATAAGAATTTTAAAGGTAGATTCTTAAGTATTGGAGAAATTAATAAAATCTTTAAAGAAAAGAAGAAAACTAGTGAGGATGTAATAGATAAAGTATTTCCACCAATAATTAAAACACTAGCAAGAATGGTAGGGGAAGCAACTTATATAAGTGCTGGAATAAGAAAATTCAAAGGTGAGAACTTTGAGGAAAATTATAGAAAATTAGGATTGCAGGATATTGATATTAAGAATATGCAAGTAAATATCAGGGAAATGAGACTTGCAGCATGGACTTTAGGTATAGCTATGGCTTTAGGAGCTGCTGCTGGAGATGGAGATGATGATAAAGGTCTAAATGTAGCTATAAATACAGCTAATAGGATATACCAAGATTTGACATTCTTTGCCTCACCTACTTCTGCATTTTCTATTATACGAAATCCCTTACCTATTATTACTACAATAGAAAAATTTAATGAATTAAAAGATAATGCTTTAAATTATTTAGGTGGTGGAAATGACACATACCAAAAAGGTATTTATGAAGGAAGATCTAAGTTAGGAGTATCTGTAGTAAAAGCTACCCCAGGATTATCTGCAATTCCTAGTACTATAAGTACTATTAATCAGGAATTTTCAAGTACTTCATATAAATACTCTAAGTAATTTGGAAAATCCAAAAACTTGTGTTATATTTGCAGTAAAATAAACCATATGGAAGAAACAGTAAATCAAGAAGTTAAAGAAATGCCTGAAGCTGAAATGAAAGCTCCAGTAGTACAACGCCCATTCAAATTGAAGGAGGATTGTAGAATTACACTAGAAAATCAAGAATTAAATTTTTTAATTGGAATAGGTCAAGCCTTTATGCCCTTCCTTCAATTCTCAAAAGGAATTAGTGAAGTAGCAGCTTTTGGAGAATACTTGAAAAGTAAACTTTTGGAAACAAAACAAGTTGAATTTCTAGATACACCACCTGAAGGTGCAATTATTACAGATGTAAGAGAACCAGATACTTCAGAAGCAGAAGTACAAGCAGAACAAGAACTTAGTAAAATGAGAGTAGTTCATAATGCTAATAAAATACAAGAGGAATTGGCTAACCAATAATTCCTAAAGATTAATCAAGAAAAGAGCTGATCCCACACATATTCAGATTTTCTTTCCCAAGACTAGCTAGACCTGAAATCTAGCTTTTCTTGGGTTTCTTTTTTTTAATTAATCATGATCATATTCATCAATCTTAATCTTTCCATCTTTATATAATTCTATTTCTACATGATCTCCAAACATAGTTCTCATACTATCATCATCTATTTTAAATAGAATTTTATTAATATCTTCAGCTATATCTCTATAACCATCTTTTTCATATACTTGTACTAACTCTTCATCTTCAGTACATTTTATGTAATAACATTCATTTACTGAAAATATACACTCATCTCCATCCGCAAAATAAGGAGTATATTGATTCCACTGAAAAGCCTCTAAATTAGGATATTTTTCAAAAATATGAGTAAATAAATTAGGAAATTCAACTTTTAATTGATTAACTAATTGTATTTTCTTATCTTGAAATTCCTGTACTAAATTATTTATATTATTTAAAATTGTACTCATTAGTCTATTATTTTAGGTTCTAAATCATTAATTATTTCATCTTTCTTTTTCATTCTATCTGGAACACCTATCCCATTATTCATCCAGGATCTGAATGTCATATTCTCTAAATAATCCTGAATACTAGGTATAAATTTCATTCTAAAATCCTCAAGTATATGATATTCAGCTACATCTTTAGTATTATATCTTTTACCTTCTGAATTTACTCTTGTATGTCCAAATACTTTAGGTATAATATTTACACAAAACCATATATTATGTGTAATAGCTCTATGTCTATTATCTGGGAAAGTTCCTTTAGTACTATCCATTAATTCATGAATATCTATGTAATCTTCAGGAATTCCACCATACCTCTTAACTGATAATTCTGAATGTATGTAAGGGATCATTTTATAGTTATTTCTGCATTTAATTCTTCAGACATAAATTGAGAATAATCTTCTATATTAACTGATTTCTGAACTAAATTAATAATTATAGTTCCTCTTGATCCATCATTATTAAAATTAGAATCAGCTCTTTCAATCATTTCTTCCATTATATCTTCTACTTCTGAATCTGAAAATTCTTCTGTATGAGGAATACAACTAACATCAAATCCTTCAAAAGAATCTCCTGATCCATAATAGTTAATATATATTTCAGTTATACTTGGATATTTATTCTTTAAATAATCTATTTTATCTAATATTTCTTTATCTTCCATAATTTTAAATTTATAATTATATAATTTCTCCTCTTTCTATTTCTAATTTTCTATCATATATTTTCATCATTTTATCTACCTTGTCTCTCATTTCCAATCTTGAGAATTGGGAATCTTCTATATCAAATACTCCATAAAATATAAAAGATGTATCTTCTTTTCCTTTATAAAATTGAGTCCATCCTTGAACTACTTTATAATAATACTGTTGATTTCTAATTGTTATTGGTTTCATTATTCCTCTTCTTTTTGATTAATTTTTATAGTTCCATCATACATACATCCTGATACACTTAAAGTAATATCATCTTTACTAAAAGTATTCCAAAAATCTGCTTGCCATCCATTAGTATCAAAGTTTTCATCATCTTCAAATCCTATACTTTCTAAATAGTTTACAGCAACTCCATAAGGAATATCTGCTTGAAATAATAATTCTTTATCTTCTAATACTGCATCAATCCCTTCTTTTAAAAATTTATTGTAGATTTCTTTAAGTCTTTTTTCCATATTACATAGGTGTTAAATCAATATGTTCACTAGGAATCTCTAAATAGTACTCTTGAATATCATAAAGCTTCATACCTTGTATTAGTATATCATATTTAACTTCACTTTCACTTATTTTATAACTTAGAACTGTACACCATCTTATTTTATCCTTACCTATATTGACAGTAACAATATCATTTATATTAAATTTATTAACTTGGCTCATACTTTATCTTTTTTCTTCATTATTTAATTCTGTATTAATACATAAATCATAAAGGATTTGACCTAATCTTGAATTAGTACTACCATCCCAATTTATAATCCAATTAATTAAAACAGTTTCTTCATCTTCTCTACCTTTATCATAGGCTATACTTTCTTCAGGAGTATTAAACCCTGTAATTTTCTTATGTTCTTCTGGAGTCATATTTAAAATTTAAAATAATCCCTGTAAGATTCACTGGAGTAATTGCTTACTTACATCACTACCTCTACAGGTAGTCTCTTGGAGTTTGAGCTAAAGGATTATTCAGATTTAATTAATCTTGATGAATTAACTCATTAGTTTGAGTCTTTTCACTTTTAACCCTAGGAGTTTTACCTAGACTTACTGTTTGTACAAGGTTATTAAGTTCTTTGAAGTACTCATATTGAGCTTGTACTTGCCCAGGAGTAAGTAGCTCTGTATTATAAGGAGTACTTACTTGAATATTCAAAGGATTTGTTGTAATCTTTGCTTCAATATCCAATAAATTGTCTTTGTAACTTGAACTATAATTAGCTGTTGTTACTTTTTGCACTTGAATTGCCATAATTTTAATTTTATTTTATTTTTTTAATTTTAAATTTAATTTCTTTTCTTATCTTTTAATTTGTGTTCTTCCCACCATTGGGTTAGATACACTGTATCTGGATATACAATTTTAAAATATTCTTCAGTATTTAGTTTATCTAATTTTGTCATTATAAAACATAACATATTTGTTAGTTTATCTAATTCTTTATTAGCTACTTCAAGCTCTGAAGGATATTTATATACTTCATCTCCGTATGTACAAGGCATATTTATTTATTTAATTTAAATAGCATAATGATCTTGGTAAGCTTCACATCCATCACATATATAGCTCTTATGACAATTACCATAGACCTTCTCACTTTTAGGTTGGGGAGTTTCATATACACCACAACTAGGACAAGGTTTTAGTGTAAAGATATGATTCTTTTTACACGCAGTACAATAATCTTTCCAACAGGGCTGTTGATGTAAATCCTTAACTTGTATTAATCTTAGTTTTTCCATATTAACTACATTTGTTGTACTCACCACAATTTTTACAAAGAACGCATCCTCCCTCTTGAATTAGTTTCTCTCCACAATTAGGACAATCTTCTTGAGTTACAGTTTTACCTATATAAGTTTTAAGAACTCTTGAAATAGCCTTTTCAAAATTAACTAAACTTCCTGATGTTTTATCTAATTGTTGTGTAATAAATTTAATATCAGCTCCATGTCTTAAACTAGTACTAATTAATCTTGTAATAGTTTCTTCTTCAGAACTCATTTCTTTAACTATATTCTCAATACAAATATCTCCAATACAAAGTTCATATCTACCTTTACTTAATTTAGTTAAAGTTCCTTTTCCATCTTGTATTTCAAAATCTGTTAATGCAAATACTTCATAAGGTAAAGTATTAAATAATCCTACACAAACTACATATTCTGTACCTTTAACTTTAACATGGTGTACATTACATGGAAGTACTTTAGGTCTTTTTGGAGCATTTTTGTAACTAAATTCTTCTTTTGTGTCTTTATTAGTAACTAGTACTCCAGATCTACACCCATCTCTGTATACTGTAATACCTTTAAGTTTATTTTTCCAGGCACTAAAGTATATTTTACTTACTTCATCAATACTTACATCATTAGGTAAATTAATTGTACTACTAATACTATGTGTTGTATATTTTTGAACTACAGCTTGTAATTTAACTCTATTTTCCCAATTAATATCATTAGCACAAGAATTATAATAAGGAGAATTTTTGTAAGCACCCTTTAAACTATCTTCTGTAAAATTATTAATTTCTTCATCAGACATCCATATTAAATTACCTGTAGTTTCATAATACTTTTGTTTTATATGTTCTTTTAATTTAGGATGAACCACATTAAATTCTTGCCATTTATCTCCTAACTTATCAGTAAAATCTACTCTTGAATTAGCATCATTAGGATTAATCTTTTTTCTTCTTGTGTAATAAGGTTGAAATAAAGGCTCTATTCCACTTGTAACTCCAGCTAAGATACTTAAACTTCCTGTAGGAGCTACAGTACTCCATGAAATGTTTCTTCTTCCAAAAGCACTCATTTCTCTACATTGTTTTGGAAATTTATCTAATAGAAATTGAAAAAAATCATTACATCCTACACCTATATTAACTCCTACAAACTCTAAATTAGTATCCCATGCAGGAAAAGCTCCTCTTTCTTTAGCTAAATCTATAGTACTATTTAATTCAGCTTCTAACTTAGCTTCCATAATACTTTCAATCATACTTAAAGCTTCTTCAGAATCATATTTAAGTCCTAATGCAGCTAAAGTATCACCTAATCCTGTAAATCCTAATCCAGTTCTTCTACCTCCAGTGCCAGTATTTTTAAGTTTTAACCATGTATCTCTTTCAATTTGTTTAATTTCTTGAGGTTCAGGATCTTCGGCTATTTTTTGTACTATTTTATCAATAGCTTTTAACTCTAATTCCACAAGATCATCCATTAATCTCATAGCTTTGTACACATGATCTCTCCATAAATTAAAACTAAAATTAGCCTCTGGAGTAAAAGGATTATTAACATATGAATACATATTCATAGCTATAAGCCTACAAGAATCATTTCCCATAGCTATTTCACTACAAGGATTTGTACTTATATTCTCAAAACCAGGATAAACTTGACTAGGACAGTATTCATTTTGAGTATCCCAAAATATTAATCCAGGTTCAGCACTTGTATGAGCAGCTTTAACTATTTTATCCCAGAGTTCTTTAGCTTTAACTTTCTTGTAATAAAGAGTTTTATTATAATCAAATTCAATCCCTTCTTTTGAAATCTTTGCATCGCAAGGAAATCTAAGAATATAATCTTCATCTTTTTCTACAGCCTGCATAAAATCATCAGTAAGTCTAATACTAATATTAGCCCCAGTAACTTTATTTAAGTCTTGTTTAATTTGAATAAATTCTTCAATATCTGGATGTCTAACATCAATAGTAATCATTAAAGCCCCTCTTCTACCATCTTGTGCTACTTCTCTAGTAGTATTACTAAATCTTTCCATAAAACTAACAGCACCAGTACTATTACCAGCACTATTATTAGTTGGGATTCCTTTAGGTCTAAGTGTACTAATATCTAATCCTACACCACATCTCCTTTTAAATAATTGTGTTAATTGTTGATCTGCATACATAATTCCCCCATAAGAATCATATAATTTAGGCAGTACAATACAATTACTTAATGATCCTAATTGATATTTATTACCCAACATACTCATTACACTGCCTTGAGGAATGATGTACTTAAAATCTTTAAATAAATCTAATATTTCATCATAAGATAAAGCATTTTTTCCAAATTCTGCTTCTTGAATACAAAATTCTGTAGCTAATCTATGATGCATATTATCTGGAGTTAATTCTAAGTACTGATCTCCATTTTTAAGGCAGTATTTACTAATCCAAACATTAGCAGCTAGATCATCTCCCTTGAAATACTCTAAACTTTTTTCATAAACTTCTTGGTAACTATACATTTTTTATATTTTTTATTTCTACAAAAGTACATAAAATATTTCATAATTTCTAACTTTTTTCAAAGAATCTATCTAAATTAGCTTCTTTGTACAATTCACTCTTTAATACCTTACCATCTTCCCTTTTAACAGGTTTTCCATCTGATCCTAACTTTGACATATTACTATTATGAATTTCCTGGATAATTTCAGGCATAATATCTTGTAATCCATAACTAACAACTGTTCCTGCCCAAACATAGAAAAAATCTCCAAGTTCTTTACTTAGTTTCTTAATCTCAATATTTTTATCTTTTGTAGGGAGTATTGCTTCCTCTAGAACTTCACTAAGCTCTTCAACCATTAATCTATTTCTTAAAGCAATAATATCTTTACTTGGAATACTTGGAGATTTACCTATGTATTGCTCAAATTTCTCATGAAATTCTTGTACTAACTTTATTTCTTTCATATTTCTATATTTTCAACACTTGTATAATCTATTTTACAATCTTCTCTATTTAGATGAATAGGGCAAGGTAAATCTCCATTTTGAAACTTAAATGAAAGATATTCATGTATTTCTGATTCTGTTAATTCATAATTATAAAACTTATATATTGTATCTTCATGCATTAGTGCATACTGTATTTTAATTGTCATTCTTCTAATTGTTTATTAACCCACCAATATTTAAAAAGATAATGATAAGTTTTCTTCATATCACTATCATAATCTAAAGGAGGATGTAAATGAGTGTAATTCTCATATTGATTAATAGGATATAATTTATCCACATCCTTCTTAGCATTAATACTTAGAGGACTATTTGTTAGATAATCCTCTAAGTTAGTATAACCTTCTTCTTGATATAACATTTATATTCTACATTTAATAATCTGTTGATTTTACTACTTTACATAAATTAGCTGAATAAAGATCTTGTTCAGTTTCAAGTAATTCATTATATCTTCTTTCAGCATTTGTTAAATTTTCTTCTGAAGTACTATCTATAAATGATTCATAATGATCCTCACTTAAAGTACACCAGCAAACTAAGTACATATCTTTATTCATATTAATTGATTTTTAATTCTGTAGTCTAATTCCTGTATAAAAATATCATGAATAACACACCATTCTTTTGTAGGAGCAACTATAGTATCTTTTTCTTGTTTAGTTAATCTTTCAGTAAAATAAGATAAAATACCACATATATGAGAGCTTGTTAAATCTTTAAGTAATGCTGTTTTAGAATCAATTCTATTGTTATTCTCATCATAATTTTGAGTCCATGTAAATACTTCTCTAATATCTGAAATTAGATTCTTAACTTCATCTTCTTCAACTTTACCATCAGTACTACATCTAGTATAATCAAAGCCACCATCTATCATATAGTGTTTGCTATCTAAATCTAATGCTTTATAATCATGCCTATGGAAACTAAATAACTTAGCTTTTCCATCACAATCTAAATAATGTATTTTCATTTTTCAATTAATTTATATCTGTTACTATCCCATCTCCAAGCACCTTTTCTTTCAGTAGTACCAATAGATGATAATTTTCTATTTAAATCTATAAGAGTTCCACTAGGATATTTACAAATAGCCTTAGTTTTAGTAACTCTAACTACTTCTAAAATATGTGAATAAAAATCATTAGTATTTAATATTTCATCCCCTACTTCTAATTGTTCTTTCATACAAACATTTTTTCAAGTGCAAGAGTACTTTGTAGCCTCTTAGTAGGACTTTCATGTTTAATTTTATCATTCATACAAGATAGTAATTTCCAAGCACTATCAGGCATATCATGATACATACTATTAGCATCTCTTAGTTTACCTTCACCATGTTCCATGTATCCAAATAATCCTAAAGGAAGTCTACTCAAGACATCTCCTTTGTAATCATTAAAAGCTTTTTCATTTACAAACATTTGAGCTTCTAATCTTTGTTTCATTAACTTAATATAATTAAGTTTATCTGTCATACTCTTTTCAGCTTCAAGCAAAGTATCTCTTAAAGTATTAGCACTTTTATTTAGATCTTGTACTTGTATAAAATCAGCTCCAAAAATATTAAGATTTAAACAGGCACTAGCATTAGCTCCTGAATATATACTAATTTTATTACTTCCACATTGTACTAAAACACCAATAGTTCCAAAGAATCCTTCAATAATCTCATCTTCCATCATTTTTGATTCAATAATATAGCTACTATATGCTTTAGCTTCTTCTTCTTCTTTTTCAATAAGTGTTGGACTGCCAAGTTTAATCATACTAAGAGGTTGATTAAAACTTTCTAGAATTCTAATAGGCTCTATCATATACTGACTAGCTCCATTATAAATTCTTCCATACCTATCAGAGTTAATTAATAACTCTCTATTTTTTTCAATTGTTACTTCTATTTCCATACATCTTAATTTAAGCAATAGTTTCTTGTTCTTTGTATAATTCAATAATTCCTTTTTCCAGTTCATCTAGATTATCTGGAAAGTGTTGCCAATTAATATAATAATCTTGACTTTCTTCTGATCCTAATACATCAATAACTTCTAATGTATAAGGAAAAGCTTTTCCTCTTACCTCTACTTCACCAGTATAACTTTTGTTAATCTGGTACTCTTTTTTATCTAATTTTATATTCATAATTCTTTATTTACTTTTTTAAATTTTCCATTAACATCTTCTATAAAAAACTTACATCCCATCCAATCATTATAGTATCTAACCTCTTCTCCCCAATTTTCACCTATTCCTTTACAATAATCATCTACCAATTTTCCATCTGATAAGTACTTTAAATCTCTATAATGAGGTTTTGATAAAGAATATGCTTCATCATAATATACTTCTTTAAAGTACTCAAAAGTAGGTAAAGAAGATGTTTCAAGTATCCTTAATCCTCCATATTTAGTACAATAACATAATAATTGAATGTATATATTCATGTACTCAAGTAAAAGATCAAGCTCTTTTTTGTAATCCATTTACATATTCTTTGTATTCTTCATTATTCATCCATTTACTTCGTACAGGAAAATACATCCTTTGACCATTAGTATGAAATCCATAACTAAAGTTTTGATCTCCTTTAATATAACCTTTTAATTCATTCTTTTCCATACCAGTCATGTGATTATTAAGCACACCAGTATAGACTCTTCTTAATTTATCTTTCTCCATTGAGTTCTGTTTTAATTAAAAGTATTTCTTTAGAGTATACCTGTTCCCCTTTAAGTTTCTTATACCCATTATTCTTATACCAATTAATATCCCTTTTATCTTCTTTAAAATCATCTATATGTATGTACTCATCATTTATTTGATCCCCATCTAATTCTGCATTATAAGCTAGTACTTTTTCTACTTTTAATAATGGATTTCCTCCTTCACAATATCCTGCATCTGATACCCAAATATTCATATCATCAGGATACTTAGATAATATTTCTTTTAACTTTTTAACATTCATATTTTAAATATTTCCTTGTTCTTTATAAGGTATTCCAGCTTTATCAATATGATAATTATCTGATACATCTCCTAAATCTTGATTATAAAAGTTATACACATTAATATCTTCAATAAACTCATCAAATATTGGTAATACTTCTTTTTCATTTATACTATCGTAATTCATAATACTAATTTTAAGGTTATTTGGATTGCTAATTATAGCTGCTTCTCCTTCATTAATCATTACTACTACATCTACTTTATTCATTTTATATAATTTAAATATTTACTTGGAGCTTTATTAACTACAAACTCATAAACTACTGAATCTTCTAAAGTATTTAGTTCAGCTAATTGTTCATAAGTCAAATCTAGTATTCTATTCTTAATAGCTTGTTTTAGTTCTCTTTGAGATACCATAAAATTATTACTTGAATTTAAATTTAAAATTCTATCCATCCTTTTAATTAACTTATTTTCCAAAATATAGGGTTTAATACTAGTACTTACTTTACTAAATGTAATAATCTTTCCTGGTTTAAGAAAATTAAAATCCATAAGTATTTATTTAAGGTGAACTACAAATTATTCATACACTGTAATAGTCTTTTGACTTGGTTTTACTTCATTACAAGCTTCATTCCAATCTTCAAACTCTACTCCATAATTACTTTGATACCAACCATCTACTTTTATATAAACATCATGGTTAATAAAATGTTTAACACTATACCAAGTATCTCCTTGACCTTCTCCACCATATTGTTCAACTTCTCTTACTTCTCCAAGTTCTTCTCCTAGATTTTGTACATAATCTTCATGAGCAAACCGTTCTACATTTTTAATTTTTTCCTTTAATTTTTCAAGAATTTCTTGATAATTTAATTTAGTCATAAATATTTACCTCTTTTTTAACTTTTTTAACAAATTTAGTACTACTAATATATGTTGAATCTCCATAAGAATCAGTATTATAAGTTACTTTTAAAAACAATTCTGGAAGAGCTTTAATACTATAAATCTCATGATATTCATTATATTCTCCTTGTATTCCTTCAAAGTTAGTAGGAATTCCTTGATGTCCTACTATTTTTTCTACAAATACTAATTCTTTATTACTTTTATTAATACTACCTAAAATTTTATTAAGTAGTTCAATTTCTATACTTTTTATTTCCATTTTCTAATATTTTTTGATAATTAATTTTTGGTTTATATAAATCTTTAAAATTCTGAATTATAAATACTGCCTCAAATAAAGGAGCATGAGATATTATAAACTTTCTTAACATTCTTCCATAAGCTACTCTATAGTCTAATTTAGGCATTCTTTCCCATGCCATAATATATACTTCTTCTTGAACTAAATCACATTTTTCTTCAAAAGATAGTGCATTAAATTTATCTTCTGAAACTTCAACTTCTCCTATTAATACTTTAGAATAAGTAGGAGGATCTTTAATTAAAGTATGTAAATGGTCATGATCATAAGGAGATTTAAGAGCATTATTAAAGAAGTCTAAAGAACTCATTTTTAAATCACTTCTCTTATTTTCACCATGATACTCATTCCAATACTTATACAGTTCATAAAATAAAGGAACATTTAGAATACAGCCTTTTTTTAATAAAAACTGCACATCAAAGTTATGCTTTTCCCAGTTAATATCCCAAAATAAGTGAGACATTTTTAAAGTTAATAATAAATCTGGGTACAAGTACTTAGGAAAGATATTCTTTTGAATAAAATAATTCCATAAAACATCATTTTCATGGTACTCTTCTTTTCCCTGGATATTGTCCCACATATTCTTATCACTAACTAAATAATCAACATCTCTAGGCTCTCTGGGAAAGTCTGGGAAATAGAATTTTATTGCTGTACTCCCTATAATTACCATATTAAAGGTTTAGTTTTCTAATTTCTTCATTATGTATTAAAACCATCAAATTAAATGCAAGTTGTCCAAGGTGATCATCTGTACTTTTACCTATAGTACTTGTACACCCTTTACTTTTACTCATCTGATAACCTAACCAATGTCTGTATAAAGAACCTTCAGCACTTTCATCAGGTAATCCTTTTTCCCAATTTCTTTCATCATGTTCAATAGCTCCTTTAGCTAAGACAAAACCTAATCTCTCCATAAAATAAGGAGAGATTAGATCTGGTCTTGATTTATTCTTTTTTGATTCTCTTTCAGCACCAGTATTGAATATTTCTTTTTCCACAATTATTTATCTTCTAGTTTAACTTTAACTTTAATATTACTTTCAAAAGTACTACAAAAGTACTGTAAATTTTCTGAATTATCAAATATTTTTACTGCTTTATTAAAACTTCTTTGTCTTCCTTCAGCTTTGGAATATCTATTTCTATCAATTTTATAAACTCTTGATAATCCAGTACTTACTATCTCTTTATCTTTATTTCTAATAAAACATTCAGTACTGATAGGTATTAAATCATGTACTATTTGTAATGTTTTACTAATTAATCTTGGTTTCTTCTTGAAATTGTACTTCCAATGAACATACCATACATCATCTTTATTTTGAACTCTCATTTTCTAATTTTTTATTTATATTTCAATCTCTCCATTTATAAACTTCTTAGTACTGTAATAGGGTAATGTTAAAAAAGCAAAAGTAAACATTATATCATCTAAAGAAATATTCTTACCCATAAGTAAATTGTAGAGAATACTCCCCATGCCCATAAAAGATGATATTACCCATATGGGTATAACTATTCCAGCTAACATTAAAATTAAAAAATAAATTGGAGATAATACTATTCTTACTATTTTCATAATTAATTTTTAGGATGAAACAATAAATACTCTTTAAGATTATACTTAACAGTATAGAAATTTAATACATGATTTGCTAGAATTAAATAATATTTTTGAAGAAAATACATAGTATGATAGTCTTTCATTTCTTCAAAGAAAGGATCTAAATTAACCTCAATACCTTTTCTTTCATGTATGTAGCATACTAGTAATTGTACAATATCAGAAACTTCTGTTACTTTCTTTTTAAGTACTTGTTTAATTTCTTCTTCTGTTAACATTAGAATTTTTTATTTAACCCAGTAATTCATTATCTTAGTGTCGCTTTTAACAGGAATACTCTTAATAAATATTTCTCCAGCTTTAACCATAATATCTTCTTGTATCTTTCCCCATTGTTCAGCAAAATCTTCTTTAACATAACAATAAATAGCATCATGTATTTGTAAACATGGTTTAACAATATTTTGTAAGTTATTTTCTTTAATATACTTCTTAATATTAACTAATGCTATTTTACACATTATTGCTCCAGTAGCTTGAATAGGAGTATTTTTAGAAGCCCTTTCAATACTTCCTAGTATTTTATATTTTTCTTTATCTGATAATCCTTTTAATGAATTAAAATTATCAAAAAATCTAATACTACTGTAAGGTTTAAAAGATCTAATATATCCATTTCTCTTTCCATACTCTCCACAAGCTATTAAAAATCTATTTAAATCAGGAACTCCTGCAAAGTACTTATCTTTAATTTTCTTAGCACTTTCTACATCTATACCTAATACATTAGCAAGTTTATACTCACTACCTCCATAAGCTAACATAAAATTTAAAGTTTTTGCAATATATCTAGGATTAGCTCCTCTTAAATAAACTTTAGTTCCTGATACATATGCTTCTTCAACATCTTTCTTAGCATCTTCTTTCTTTAAATTATCAAATACTCTAAGAGCCATTTCAGTATGTAAATCTCCTCCAGAATTAAAAGTATTAATCCACACTTGTTCTTTACTTCCTTCAGTTATAAGTCTTAATTCCTGGGCTGCAAAATCACTTCCTACTAATTTAAATCCCTCTGGAGTAATAAAACAAGCTAAGTATTCAGGTTTACTAGGCACTTGTTGTACATTAGGGTTATTTGAACTTAATCTATTAGTATCAAGTATCTGCCAAAACTCTGTGTGGATTCTTTTAGTTTGAGGATTAATATGTTTTAGAAATTCTTCACCATAAGTACTAGCTAATTTCTGTTGTTTTTTATAATCTATAAATTTTTTAACTATTGGGTATTGATTCTGGTACTTACTTATTTCTTTCTCACTACTACTTTCTATAGGCAAACCTAAAGCCTGAAATACCTTTTGTATTTGAGTAGGTGAACTCCATTTAATACTAGTAGTTTTAGCAAATTCATTTCCAAATAAATCTCCCTGGTATTGAGCATAGTATTTCTTTAGTTTAGGATAATTCTTAGCTTCTAAGTCTAAATCTTTTTCATAAGTACTGGTTAAGTTTTCAGCTTTTTTAGCTAATTCTAGCCATTTAGACCTATCTAATAGTAATCCTTCATATTCTATATCTCCAAGTACTGAAGTTACATCATTTTCTACTTGTAGTACATTATCTAAACCTTCCCATTTACTAATTTCAATACTTTGTTTATCCCTAATTAATTGTAAATAAGCAACATCTTCAGCACTGTACTTAATAATTTCATCAGTTGCATAATCTACTTTATTAATCTTACCTCTAACTTCTTTGTTTAGTTCTACATTACAATATTTTTGAGCTATAGCTTTTAATCCTAACTGCCTATTTTCTAAACCATTAGTAATCAAACATTCAGCTAAAAAGGTATCATAAATATTATTAATTTCCCAACCAAACTGAAATTTAATAAACTTGTAATCAAACTTTATATTTTGACCTAATTTTAAGTACTTAGGATTAGTTATTAAATCTTTTAAACTACTACAGTTAGAACACTTTACATCAATTACAAACTGATTTTCAGTATCTCCTAACTGTAGTAGTAATATTTTGTTTTTAAAGTCAAAAAATCCTTCTGTTTCACAATCTATTTGAATCTCTGTTTTATCTTTAAAGTACTCTAGTATATCCTTAATCTCACATTCCTTCCATATTTCAGAAGAAATAAGCCTCTTTTCTCCACAAAAGTAAATCATTTTTCATTTTCTTTGCAATCTTTTGAAAAGTATTAAAACTAGCATCATCCATCTCTTCTTGTTGATCTATCAATGCTCTAAGTACTTTTAAATATCCTGGATTCTTTTTAGCCAACTTGTGAATTTCAATGTAATTAAGAACTTCTTCTTTTGTAAAACTAACATCTCCACAACCAAATTTAACAATACTGCCAAAAATAGTAGTCCTATGACCAAACATACTAAATTCAGAACTTAACTCAATTTGTTCAATTAGTACCCATTTCTTCAATTTTGTATCAAATACTTGAAAAGAATCAACTGATTCATCATGTTGCCAAGAATATCTATATCCATATTGATTAGTACAAGGTTCTCCATCTTGACTATCTTGACATAAATAAAGTATCCTATCTTCAATACTTATTTTACCTTCAGTATAAGTACCATTTATTACTGCGTTAAACTTTTGACCACTTTTAATTTCCATTTTCTTTAATTTTATAATTTATAATTTTCCTTCTATTAAAATATCTTTTGTAAATTCTCTCTGGTTATCAGGAAATTTATTATACAATTTATAATAAGTAATTTGACCTATAACTTCAGTTAAGATTAGTAATTTCTCTTCATACCAATCATCAGGTAATTCAGCAGCTTGTAAAAAAGCTACTTGAATTTCAGATTCTAAACTATAACCCAATTTATTAATTATATGTACCTGATCATGCCAAGCTCTAAAATTTATATTACCAACATCTCCACCAAAAATATTATTTTCATTTCCACCAGAGTATATCTTTAGTTTATTATAATCTTGAGCTAAAAGTTCAGATTCATATAAATCATTATCTATTAATATCCATCTAATATCTTTTACTCTATTAGCTATCCAATCATTTAACCTTTGAGATATTGGAATTTCACATTTATACCTAATTAATCTAGTTTGTAAACTCATAGTTTAAACAATTTAATGTATTCTCTAAAATCAACAGAACCATACCATAATATATACTGGTAAGTTACTACATCTGTTTTTACATCTTTTTTAAACACTATTCTATCTATTCTTGGTGAGTAAAGATACTCTATCAAGATTAGTACTATTATTATTAAAAGCCCCATGTTAGTAAATTGGATAATAATCTTTAATTTCTTCTTCAAATTTTTTTAATACTTCATCTTCCATATCGCCTTCACCTATTGCATAATTATCATAGTCAAGGACTTGTACTTCAATAGGATACTCTAAAGAAGAGGAGAGTACTGATTGTACTACTCCTCCTCTTACTATAACTACTAATTTTTCCTTTTTCATACTAATTAAAATTTAGCAATAATCTTATCTAGAAATTCACCTGTAATATCAACTCCTACAAGTTTCCATCCTATTTTAAGAAGTTTTTCTACTTCAATTTCTAAATCAGATGGAAACAAATGACTCAATACTCTGTATTTCATAATTTTAAATTTTAAAATGTTCCAGGAACTTGTCTAAATTCCTGTATTTCAAATTTGTATTCTTCAGGTAATTCATTTAAAGATTCTACAATATGTAAAGATTTATAAGTTTTATAAAATTCTTCAACTCCTTTATTTTCTCCAAAGATACTTAAATATTCTCTAAATATTACTTCTTCAATGTTTTTATCTTGATTTTCAAGAAATAATTTTTGAGCATATTTCTCTCCTTTTCTAGGTAAAGCTTTAACATTATCAGCACTATCTCCAGTAACCATTTGAGTCCAGAAAAAGTTCTTATAATGTTCTTCTGTATTCTGTTGTAAAGTACCAGTTCTACCATTATAGGTAAGAAAAGGTAAATTTAGTAAATCTTTATCTGAACTTTGAATAATTATGTTTTCATCTTTATAGTGATTAGCATATATTCTAACCATATCATCAGCCTCAATATAACCTTTACTAGGAATAAATCCCCACTCTTGTATCAAATGGTTCTTAACCTCTTTAAGCCATTTAGGTGAGCTTCTATCATCTCTATTAGCTTTGTATTGAGGATTAAGCTTTCTTCTAAATGAATTTAAAAACTCTGTATCTACAAATCCCAAATAATGTGTGCATTGTAAAGTAGTAAACAGTTGAAGAAGCATATTATCTGCATGATAACAAGCCTCCTCAACTGTCTTTTCTGTGGATTTAAACTTATTGTCCTCTTTGATTGGATTATTATTTTCATCTAATACCTTATTCCCCATAGTTGAGGAATAAATAATTCCACCACTGTCAATTAAAATTTTAACCATTACTCTTTCTTCTTTTTTCCAATCTATCATTACTTATTAATACTTAACATTTCCTTTAAATTCTGAAATACTTCATTAAAGGATACTTTTAACCTTTGAGTCATAGTACTTTTATAAATTTTATTTTCATATTTGTACACTATTCCTCTATCTTCTAAATATTTAGCAGGGTTATTGAAATAATCACTTTTCATACTTATTTATTTAAAATGGTAAATCATAAAAATTAGTCCCCCAAAATTCATCATAAGCTTGAATTACTTTTTCAATATCTGAAGTACAAATATCTTTTACACATCCCATATTAAATGTAACTGGCTTAACTTTATAAGCATTGTATCCACTTAATTCAAAACCATTATTAACCATATCAGCTAAACTTTGAATACTTACTTTTTTATTCTCTTGGTTTTCTTTAACATATCCTTCATGATCTTTACTAATAGTAAATACTAGCTGTTTAGAAGCTTTTACAGGCACTTGTACATCTTTTTTAACACTTTCATATACTGGCTCAAACCACAAATCAAGTACATTAGCTTCTTTTAGCCAAGCACAATACTTTGAATCTTCTGTAAAATCAACACCATTTTTGTTATCAAATTTAGTCTTACCTTCTACACTATGAGAATTAATAATTGCAAATGAAGCTTGTTCAAATTGAGTACAATCTTTTTTTAATTTATACCCTATTAATTTTTTATCCATGTTATTTTCTTTTAAAACTAATTCTTTAAATTGATCAAATGTAATTTTTGTGTAACCTGATCTAATCTCATCATTATGAAAAGAAGCTCTTAAATCACCAGGGCTAGTTATATCTTGATCAATGGCATTAAATCTATGTAAATATCCATAATTATAATTTGATTCATAACAATCTCTAGTAGAATTTTTATCAAAATATCTTCTAGCTTCAATATTATCTTTACAAGCAATACACCATTTTTCAGGTAATTTTTTTAATTTATTCATATTTAATTTATTAAAGTGATTTATAATTTCTTCTTTTGTAGCTTTTCTTATATTACCACTACTATGCTTATACCCTATTTCATCATTTTGTATTGTAATTGCAAAATCATTATTTCTTTCACTAACATTAATAATAACTGCTGAATCTCCAATATTTAAAATACCATGTGAGTCTCTTATTCTAGTAATATATTCACCTACAAAGAATTCTTCATTACTAGTCATACTAGCTAAAGCTAAAAATAATTCAGGATTATATTCTTGTATAATATAATTTGAGTCTCTATAGCTAAAAGTATTAGTAAAATTATTATTATGTGTGTATTGAGTTATTAGTATATTAGGAGAACCAGCATTATCTCTTACAGTACTTTCTAAAGTTACTTCATACCCTAATTTTATAAGCTCTTCTTTTAAATAATTAAATTGTTCCTGATTTACTTTCATTGATACAGGAATACTAAATTTCTTTTCCATTAGTACATTAAATTTTTTTGAGTTAATAAATTTTCAAATTCTGTAAAGCTTTTTTCTCTTGTACTAAGATTATTAATAGTCTTAGTTTTTAATTTATATCCAAATTCAGAATTAATCTGTTCTTGAATACTTTTTACTGGAATATTATTTTTACTTAATTTAAGTATTGTGTCCATAATAACTAATTGAGTACCTGGAGAAAGATTAGCAAATTTATTTTTCATCTTAAAAAAGTTTTTAAAGTTAACTTACTTTCATCAAAATGTTCCTTTTCTTTAAAATGCTTGTCTTGGTAACTAGTAAATATTTCAGCACCTTCTGGTATTTCAATACCTTTTAAAGTTTCAAATTGTTTCTTTAATAATGAACTTTTATCCATTATACATTTAATATTAACTCCAGTAACACCTTGATCTTTCCATCTTGTATTAATTAGGTTATAAGCAGGAGTACAAGGAGTTTTATAGTCTTTAACTTCTCTCCTAATTTTACTGTACTTACCATCTATAAAGTACTCATAATCTTTTTCATACAAATCACTAATACTTAAACAAAATACTACATACTCTCCTTTATTTATATCATAATGACACAAGTACTCTTCTTTTTGAATTAGTTTTTGTTCCAATTCTAAGTAAGGATCAACATCTCCAAATAAATTACTAATTCTTCCATTAAATTTAAATACTACATATAAACTGCCTACTAATCCATCAAAAGCTGGATCAGTGTGAGTTATGTAAGTATTATAAAGGAAATTATCATAACTTTTATCTAGATTAAATAAAGGATAAATAAACCATGCACTTTTATTCAAATCTTTTAACTCTTTAAGCATCTTTTTCAATCTTTTTCACTATTTCAACCAAATCCATAACATTTTTAGATTGTATTACTTCATCTTTTCCTAACTCTCCATTAAAATATCTTCTATAATTTTTTCTATTAAAAGCACTCCACACTTCTGTTAAGTAAGAGTAATGAAAAACGTAATTATATAGCTCCATTATTTTATATTTTTTTTATTTACCAATCAACCATATTTACTTTTTTTTAATTTCATACCTTCTGCTAATTTCCATATATATTTTTTACTTTTACTCTTTCCTCTTAATATTTTACTTATGTTATGTTCTCCAGATAAATTTTGAGCTTCTTTAATAGAATTCCATTCTTTTATGAAATTATTGTTTAAGTCATATTGAAGAATTTTTATTCTTCTTAACTTATTACCTTTTTCTATACTTTCAGGCTTCTGTTTTTTACCTAATTGTCCTAATGACATATTTTTTCTAACTTCTTCAGAGAATTTTCTACCTTTAAGAGTATTAGAAATTTTTTTCTTAGTTTCTTCTAGTATATTATTACCACCACCTAGAGTATGATTACATAAACTAAATCCCCAAGATTTATATAAACTGATATAAAAGGTTTCCCAAAACTGCCATTCATCAAATGGAACTTCATCTAATATTTCTAATATTGCTTTACAATTATTCTTTTTAAGATTATCAAACCAGCTTCTTTTATGAGTATGTTCTCTTTTATTAAAGTGATTCCAATATCTTTCTAAAGGATCATTAGCTTTTCCTATATATCTTACTGCTTGATCCCTGGGATCAATAAGACAGTAAATAAATGTTGTATTTTGCATAGTGCAAATATACGACATACATCCTTTATTACAAAATTTTTAATCAACTTTAACAAAATATTAACATATTAAGAAATATCAAAATCTGTACCTTTTTCACAAAATTCTCTGTAATCTACTGTAATCTCTTCGCCTATAGCAATATCTTTATTAGCTGTAAAATATCCAATTATACCTTTTTCATTAGCTAGTTTCTTAGCTTTATGCCAACTTACATTAGGTGTATTACTGTGATTCATGTACTTAGCCTGATCTATAGTGCTATAATATTTATTATCTAATTTGAACATATAATCATGTTCATATTGTAGTTGTATTTTATTAAATTTATTTACTTGTTTTTGAGTAAATACTTTATAGGAAAACTTAGTTTCAACTATTTCTATAATCTCTCCATATCTAACATCTTCTTCTGCATACAAACCTAGTCCATCAATACTACTAGGTTTAACTTTTGTCCTTACTAATAACATCTTTTTTATTTAAAATATACTTTTATAATCAAATTCTTTTCTAATATCTTGTAATTGCTTATGAGTTACAAAACAACATCCTATGCTATATCCATCTTTATATTTTCTTATTTCGTAGCTTTTAAGATTTCTTTCAAAATTAAAAACTTCTTTTTTAGTAAAATAATCTATTTTATGAGATATACTTCCATAATATAATTCTAGATTATTATTTTTAACTTTTACATAATATAATCCACTAAGAGGATCTATTATAAACTTCTTTGCAAATAATCTTATTTTCATACTACTTCATTTAAAGTTAATGTAAATTCTTTATTTTGCTTAATATTATAGTAAACATTATTTTCATCAAACTTATACATAACATATGGTTGGAGTGAATTATTTCTATTAGTAATACAATCACTTCCAACACTAATTTGAATATTAGGAAAATTTCTTTTAAAAGCCCTAGCTACTGGACAATCACAAATATCTTCATACTTTCCTAGTAAATCTTCTTTAGTTATTTTTAATTCAACTGTTTTCATTAATTATTAGTTTTTTGTATTGTTTAGCTCTAATTAATAAATTCTTTCCTGGTTCTATACCAGCTTCTTTTAATACTAATATCTGAAATTTCACCTCTAATCTCTTAAACTTATTAACCATTGTTTTTAAATATCCTGGATGATAATAATTACCAGTATAATCTTGTTCTAAATAAATTATTATATTATTTAATAATTGTGAAAGAGATAAATCAGGATACTTCCATTTTATATATCTTATATAGGCGTTCTCAAGCTTTCCTAAAAATAAATTAGCCTCACGACTAAGCACTTTTCTACAAAATCCTGTAGAATGTGAATGATCAAGTGAGGCATTAGTTATTTTAGCTCCTGTAATAGGATCTAAATAATCTTGTTTATTTAAAAGCTGTTCCCTATATTTTTTAAGTTCTTTTTGGTTCTTTAATATTTTCATTTTTAAATTTCCATATAAATTTATATGCTGTCTCTTAATATCTCTGATACTGTATAAATTGTTCCTATACCTTTATTAGTTTGAAACTTAGTTCCAAGAGGAATATTTAATTCTTCTTCCTTAACTAGTTCCCAATATTCATCCCATGAATTACCTAGGGGAAATTCTGTTATTGTTCCTAAATCAGGAGAATTAGGAAATTCTTTAATCAGTTTGTATTTAGCCATTATTTCATTTTTTTAAATTTATTCTGAATACTTTTTAGTACTTTATTATCTATAGTACAACATCCTATTCTACTATAGGCTTCATCATAAGTAACATTATATTTATCATATAATCCATTATTATATTGTTGTAAAGATACTAATTTATTTAAATTTAGTACATCACTTTTTCTAAAGTATCCATCAAAATGTGGAATACCTCTAGGATCTATAAAATATAAATCAAGTCTTCTATTTCTAGAATTTACTTTTACAGAATAATTTATTTTGTAATCACATTCTAATTTAATTAATTCATTTTTCATTTAATAATTTTTTAAGTTTAAGTACTGTATTAGGTATTCCATTTATTAAAATACTATCAGTATAATCTATTCTTCTTTCATGTCTATTAGTACTCATAAATACATAAGGTAATTTAAAATCTCTTTTAGCTTTATTAACTACCATTATTCCAGTATAGTCAAAATCACCTAGTAGTACTAATTTTGTACTTTTCTTTTTTATTCTTTCAATATCTTCTTTTGTCCAATAACATGATTCTCCAGCCTTACAAATAGCCTTAATTTTATTATTTTCCCATATACTAGCACAATCTTTATAAGCTTTACCAAGAATGATTAACTCTTTGTAATTATCTGGAATTAAATCTAAGCCTAAGATAGTACTATTCTTCATATTACCTAAAAATCTTTTACCTTTAGGCATTAATGGTCTGTATATTTTTATTGTACTATCTTGAGAATAAATATAAATTGGATTGTAAATACTACTTACAAGCCATAATTTACCATTATAAAATACTTTACTTGCATTGTTAATATTAAATAAATCTAAGGTTTCTCTTGAAATTCCTTGATTTTTCCACCATGTAAGATCTTTAATTCCCCAATCTTTTGACTCATATGTGAGTTTAAATTCTTCTTTTCTGTTAGTACCAGGTAATCTTTTATTGATCCTAGAATCACTTTGACTATTAGGCAAATAACCAGGATTATAATTAGAATTAGTAATAATTTCATTTTGTACAAGTTTTAAAGCTTCTAAATAAGTGCAATTGTTAAGTTTCATTACAAATTTAAAAACATTTCCTGTTTCATTATTTGCATGATCTTTCCATAAGAGGGCATTAGTATCTGAATAAAATAGATTAAAAGAAGGTAAATCATCAATTCTCCAGGGAGTTTTTATAGTTCTATTAATACAAAAATTACTCCCTAGATAGTACTTATATATTTGTTCTTCTGATACAGTACTTAATATTTGCTCTGAAGAATAATTATTATCAATCATTTCATTGTGAGTAAAGCATTTTTAATTTTATCTAGAAAATCATTTGGATAGAATTGACATCCAATTCTATATCCTTTTTTAGTTTTTTTATAAGTATAATCCCCATCATTTTCTTTACAATTTGATGTATAATATCTTTGTAATTTACCTTCAGTACTTTTTAACATACTTAGTACATCTTTTTTCTTATATCCCCAAGTACTTACATCTAAAGTTCTATAATGAGTATTTACTTTAAAATCCCTATTATTATACTTACCTATTAAATTCTTGTTATTCATAATTTAAATTTAAAAAAAATAGAGTCTTAGTAAAATAAAGCTTTTTTATATAAAGCATTTCACCTATTATTTGTGTATCTTACTAAGCTCTATTTATTAGTTAATTAAAATGGCAAATCATCTTTAGGTAATTCTCCAGCACTGCCTACAAGACTTGCAGAGCCTTCAGCACTCTGTAGATATTCAGTCCAAGCATATGGAAATTCACCAAAATTGATCTTATTGTAAGTATCATCTTGAATAATTTTTGCAATTTTTGCTTTGTCTTTTGTTAAATCTTTTTTCCAGGTACTACTAATACTCTTACCATATCCATCACAAAAAGCTCTTGTATAAGCTTTATATGACAATCTAGTAACAGGATTACCCTGATCATCTGTAGTTTCAAATTCACTAATTCCAAGAGGTACTAAAACTGTTTTAGTGTTCTTAATTTCTTGAATACCTGAAAAATCTCCAGTGAAGAAGCTTTCAATATTGGGAATTTGGCATTGATCTGTAGGTTTAAGAGCTAGCCAGCCTTTAAGAAACTCTGTAAGTTGTTGTTCTCCTACATAAGTTACTCTAGCTTTAACTACTTGTTCAGTACCATTAACTGTAACTTTAGCTTCAGGAAAGAAGTATTGAACCATACTTTCTTCTTTAGTATTAAAGTCAATACTTTTTCTCTTGAAATCTTTACTTTTAATCTCTTGTTCTGTAGCCCAAGTAAAATTACCATGAGCATCTACCCATTGAGATCTAAAGGGCTCTTTTGAACTTACATTCTTTCTGTTATTAAGGAAGAAAGTTAAACTAGTTGTAATTTTCTCTTCTTCTCTGTGAATAATTACATCTACTCTAGCCAAATCATCCTTAACATACCCATTAAAATTCTGTACATTAAATTTCAATTCTTCCCTTCTTTCTTTACTGGGATTCATTTCTAGTACTTGAAACTCATTAATTCCAAACCATCTTTTTACTAGTTGTCCACTAGGAACTTCATTCTTGTTGTCAATCATATTTATTTATTTTAATTTATTTACTACTTTTTCAATTGCACTATATTCATTTGTTGAATTGTCCTCAATAAATATTTGTTTTGAAGTATTAAAAGACATCTCTACTTCATAATTATTACAAAATTCAGCAACTAATAACATACTATCCAAATACTTTTTATGTATTCCTTTTTTACATCCTACATTTACTGTATTATCTAAATTAAATACTACTTGATAACCATATATTTTTAATCTTTCTTTGTATTCTTGTTGAGTTTTATTCCAAGCTTGTATTTGTTCTGGAGTAGCTTTTCTAATTTTAGATAATCCCCAAGAATGGCGAAAAGAACGACTTATATCTCCATTAAGGTCTTCTTGAGTCCACCTAAGATAATTACCCTCTACTTTACAATCAACTATTTTTCTAACTTCTTGATAATTTGCAAAACTTCCAACAATATAATCTCCAGCAGTATATTCTGGTTCTTTGTACTCTTTAATAAATCCTTGTTGCAATAAAGCTTCAATACTTATTTTTAATCCTGATACATCTATATTTTTTACTTCTGGTGTAAGAATATCTCCTACACTGTAAGCACTAAGACTTTTAACAAATTGATATTTTTTCATTTCTTTTGATTTAATTCCAATTAAAGTATAAATTTCTTCTTTTTGTGATTGTAAATTGTATAATTTTGCAGGATAACAACTATGACTAAACAGACTTAAAAGTTTCTTATTACTAGAAAATAAATAACAGTACTTATCTTCTTTATGTAGATTATTCCATGCTGTATCATCAATAAATCCATTATTAATAGCTAGTTTATGTAGTTCATCTAACTCCTTTCTATTATTTGAATACACTACAAATTCTTTTATTTCCATAAAATTTAGTTTTAATTTTTGTAATACTCATCAATAGCATTAGTTACTATAAAGAGATCATTTTTAATATACATCTCCTTAAACATTCCTACAGGAGATTTTCCTGGGTATTGTCCATCATTATTAGTTACAAAAGAGTACTTAGGTTTATTATCTTGACCTCTTTCAACTTTTGAATACAATATAATAGTAAATAATCCTTCTAAAGTTAGGTAATTATCTACCATTGTACCTACAGTCTTCATTTTAAATCCAAGATCTTTATCTTCTTCTGGATGCCACAAGAAAAATACTTTAAGATCTTTTCTTGCATTTCTTGAAGCCTGGAGTACTTTATTAATATTAACTCCAATATCAGCAAATTTATTGTATCCTGATTCTTTAGCTCTTTGCATAAATTCAAAAGCCATAATGTATTGCCCATCATCTACAATAATGTTTTTAATATCTTTTCTATTTGCAGATATATAAGTTATACTATCTGCAATTACTTTTGCATCTGAAGATTCAAGTAAATTTCCTCCTTCAGATATTTTCCCACTATATAAATTAGCTCCTTTAAAAGGTAAATCTTTAGGATAAGCAACATTAATTAAAACTGTTTCTTTAGGATTTAATCCTTGAATTCCAATTTCTTTAATTTCACCTATACTAGTTGTTTTACCTGTTCCTGTTTTTCCTACTATTCCTATATTCATTTATTTTATTTATTTAACTCTTTATACAACTCATTAATTCCAATAATATCATTATGAGTTACTACTTGACAACCTATTTTGTACTTAGCTTCAGTAACACTCATATTCCATTTATTAAACTTAGTGCTTCTAAGAGAATTACCAAATTTAGTATCTAGTTCTTTAATAGTAAAAGTTCCATCATTAGTAACTACTTCTCCAGTTTTATGAATTGTTACTGTAAATCCTGATTCTAACATATGACTTTTGAATGAAGGTTTAGGAACTTCATATACTGGTTCAAAATATTGAGTATCTTTTAAATCTCCTACTGTTATACTATTAGTAGTTTTAGTTAAAGTACTATCAATATATGGAAAATCACAATTTTTATTGAAAGATTCTTTTACATATAAAATTGTATTTAAGGGGACTGATGAAGGATATGTCTTTATAATTTTATAACCTATTAATTTCTTTTTTTGCATATTTGAGTTTTTATAAAAGTTAATTACTTCTTCTGCTGTTAATTTTTTCATAATTTTTAAATTTTTGTTATAAAAGAAATTCTTGCACTTCCTTTTTCTGTATTAACTCCTACATCCATAGTTTCAAAATCAAAATAAAAACTTTGAATTGTAGCTATACCTGCATCCTTATCGTCATGTTGACATAAATCTCCAATATTAAATATTTCTCCTTCTGCTGAAATAGCAGTTTGTTTATCAACAGATAGATAATCCTTTCTATTATTTATATCTTTAAATTTTACTTCTGCTTTCATAATTTAAAATTTTAAGGCTTCATAATTAATTTCTGAAGGTTTTGGTAATTCTTTAAAATGTCCAGTAGCTCCATTAAATAATAAATCTACATTAATAAAACTTCCTCCATCTCTATTAAGAACAATTGCTAGCTCTCTATACTTATCTCCTAGTTTATTAATATCATATCCATCATAAATAGGGTACTTGGGTATTTTAGCTCTATATGGAGCAAATAGAGATAAAAGTATATTAACATCTTTACTAGTATACTTACTGTCAGCCAATCCATCTACACTAGGTCTTAAAGTATCTATTAATAGTTTACCATTACTGTACTTTAATTCTTCTTGTGTTGCTACTTGTTGGTGAATATTAACTACTGCACATTTGTATTTATCTCTCATACTTAAGCAATGATTATTACTAAAGTTATTGATAGCATTATGTACAGTACCTTCATCTTTTTGTGGATTTAATAAACTTATATGATCTGTAATAGGTTCTACATACTGTTCTGAATCATTGTATTTAAAGTGATCCATTTTAAATAAAAACTTCTCATCTTTATTTTCTCTTGCATTTAATATACTTCTTAGTTCAATTACATTGCCTTCTTTATCATAATGTTTACCTAAACTTTCACACAAGTCTCTTACATACTTGTAAATACCATAACTATTTCTGATATTATCAATGTAAATTACATGCTTTTCAAACTCTTCAATATAAGGTTCTATACTTTCAATATTCTTTTTTAATTCATCTGATAAAACATAATCATTAAAAAGACTTAGCATATTTTGAGGACTCAATTCAATTCCTTTCTCAAATAATTTGTATGAAATAACTTCTCTAATCTTTTGTTCTTTACTTACTTCTAATGAGAAGTATGGAATTTTAATCTTAAAATTACTGGTATTTTTATCTGATAGTATAAACTTCATTACTTGATGGACAAACATAAAGTCAGTAATTTTAGTTTTACCAACTTTAGGTGAAGCTGATACTTCTATGTACTTTTCTTTCTGTACACCAGGAATTACAGTACTAAACTTAGGCATATCTAGCCAAGGAATACAATTTAATTTACCTTCTTTTCTTCTACCTTGATTACTACTTATTTCATCAAGTACTCTTCTAAATATCATTTTGATTGAGCTTTAATTTCTCCAGTAATTGCATTTACAACCTTCCATTTTTCTCCTTTTTCCTCAACAGGTTCATGTAAAGCAAAGTTTTTATTAGTAAATTTTCTCCAATCATCACAAGAACTAATATAAAACCATTCTCCTTTTCTTGTAAATATAAAATCAAAAGGTAATCTTACTTTAAGAGCTTCTTTATTATCTTTTGGATAGGAATAAGGGTAGTTATGGCAATAATCTCTGGCTATTCCTTTAAAAAATTTATCTTTTTTCATTATAGTCTTTTTTCATTAATTTGTTCTAAATAAGCATCTCCTCTTTCCTTATACAATTCAATATAAGTTGCAAGCATACTTTTAGTTCCTACTCCATCTTCTTTTAGTATGAAGTAATTAGCCATCATAGTATAAGCCCAATTCTTTAAAGTTTGTTCATGTATGTACATCTTAGTACCTCCAAGAATTTCTTCAGCACTATAAGAATATGTTTTAAAGAACTTTTCAAACTTTTTAACAATATCAGGTAAATTACTTCTAATAGGATAACCTCCTGTTTTAATACCTTTAGGAAATAATTCTCTGTACTCTTTAGCTAATCCCTCAATGTCAATATTAACAACCTGATCAAATAACTTTCTGCCTTTAGCAGTTAATATGTACTTATCTTGAGATTGTATAAACAAAGCATATCCTTTATCTACAATTTCAGTACTTAATATCATAAAGTATCCTCTGTACTCAATATTATTTGATATACAGTACAATAAAAAGAAGTCTGGAGGGCTAAGTCCAGACTTCTCTAATTCAATATCTATTTTAATTCTCATTTTAATTTATTTACTACTGCATGTACTCCTTTAGTACAATCATGAAGTTCTCCATTAAACCATTCAATCTTCTCTTTACTTATTCTAAATCCTGTCCCATGAGAATAAAGTCTAATACAGAAATCTTGAATAGCTTTTAATCCTTTAAATACTTCAGCAGGAATATCCTTATTACATCCTATACTTACTGTACCATTTGAATTAAATACTGGTTCATATCCTACAATTTCAATTACTTCTTCTTTAATAATTTCTGCCCATACTCCTTTATAATAAATAAATTGGTTAACTTCACTATCAGTATTATTACAGAGTAACCAATGGTCTCCTTCTGAAGAATGAAAATATGTAAAATTTCCATTACAAGTATATTCTTTATCATTTTCAGGAGATACAAACTTAGTATCTTTCTTAAATCCTTTACTTTTAGCTATATCAGTTAAAGCTTTTTTAATTTCATCTTTAGTAGCTAGTCTTTTTACTTCTTTAAAATTACACCATCTTTGAGAAATTTCTCTTATAATACTAATTTCTGAATTTTCATTATAGTAATAAACAGCATTTTTAGCAGAAGCTGAATTTTCTACTTTTCCATCATACATAAATACTCCATAAGATTTATTAGGTTTTTCAAAATAAACCCAATCTCCATTCTTATAATCTTTATATAGTTCAATAAATCCTTTACTAATAAGATCATTTAAAGTAGTATTAACTACAAATTCATTACTATCTAACCATTGGATTGTTGTATTAGGTAATTCAACAACATTTCCTGCTTTTTTACCATCAAAATCTTTAAGTACTATATATTTTTTCATTTCTTGTATTTCTTGTATTTCATGTACTAGTTCTAAATCTGATTCACCATAAGAATTACTAGGAAGTCCTTCTTCCCATTTAACTAGAATAGTATATTCACTTGCACTTTCAATAACTCCTACTGTTTTAGGATTATGTACATCATTATCTCTGTAATATTGAGATGTTTTTACAATTTTTACCTTATCTCCTACTTTAAATTTCATATCTTCAGTTTTAATTTGAATTAAATCTTTAGTTAATTCTTCACATATTTCTTTATATTTGGTATTACTAATAGTACAACATCCTATTTTAATACTATTATCTACATTTACAGTAATACAATGAGCAATATGATTACTTCCAGTTATTCTTGATAAATTTTTTACATTTAAAACATCTTCCTTATTAAAATCAAAAAAAGCTTTATGATCATTTCTTACCAAGCATAATTTATCATTTGTTATTCTTGCTGTATAATCAAAAGGATTACCTTCTAATATCCAAGTTTTTTCTTTCATTATTTTATAGTTTTTAAAATTTACCACGCAAATGTAAATCATACTCTGCTTCTGTTAAAATGAAATAGTTCTTACCTTTTTTAATAATGAAATATAGTTTTTTCATTTTTTTTAATTTCCAGATTTAAATGAACATGAGATTACTCTTGTAAGAATATTATTTGAGTATAATTCTTAATTTATGATACTAATGTTCTTTGTAGCATTCTTACAAAATGCTAGTTTAACTCTAGTTACAAGAGCTAGAAACTCTGATAATTTATGGTATGGAGGATTAGCTGTACTAATATATAATAGTCTATGGATATTCTTTATAGTAAATGTTATTAATAACATAAATAATACAGAAGTAATAATCTCTGGAATACTAGGTTCAGTTATTGGGAGTGTACTAATGCAATACTTAGCTAAAAAATACTTTAAAAAATATGAAAAATGAAATAATTCCTTTGGATGCCCGTTATAATATTTATAGTATCCAAATAGATTCAAGAAATAGAAGACTTAAATTTTTGATAGGAGGTCATAATTATGGAGATTATTTTAGAAGATCTGATATTCTAAATATAGAAAAGAAAAGTCATATTACTAGATATTTTAAGAAAGATGTTGATAGTGTTTATAATGTAGAAAATCTTACATCTATAAACTCTTATCAAATAGGTTGTTGTAGAATACCTAGAAAACTAATGAAAAGTATTCAAAACAGATTTAAAAACATGAAATAATGGAAAGAAACTTTCATAATAATGGAATAAAGGTACTAAATGATCTTTATAAAATTGGGGATTTATGGTTCTTTGATGAGCCATATTTAAATATTAAACAAGAATTATTTGTTCCAAGTGCTAGTGCAGTATTAGATAAAGTATTAGCAATATCTGAAGTTCCAGGAAAACAAAATCCAAGTATTATGTTTGGAGAAGTTTTACCTAAATGGGATGCAGAGTTCATTCTTGAAGAAGATATGGGACATTCAGCTAATTATAGTTATAATGGTGAAATCTTCTGGCTTTGCGGTGTTACATTTCTTTATTTTAAAGAAGCCCCAAAGAAGTTTTACATTAAATTTATTTAAATATTAAAATTAAAAAAAATGAAAAAACTATATTTCATTATTAAAAAAGGTAAGAACTATTTCATTTTAACAGAAGCAGAGTATGATTTACATTTGCGTGGTAAATTTTAAAAACTACAAACACAATGAAAAAGATCTATTTG